TGGCTGTGTTTGCCTTATAACAATCTTTGCATCATTGTCATACCCTGATGGAAAAGATATTTCTTTATCACCAGTAAATAAAGGTACAGCTTCATCCATAGCCATACTACTGTCTCTAAATGGTAATCTGTCAAGGTTACTCGTGTCTGGACCTAGCTCTGCACCAACTGTCTGAAAGAACCTAGCTGTCACGCCATGTATTCTCTTTATCTTACCTTGTGCAACACCATCTTCTGCACCTGCTTCCATACGCAATGTTTCTAGCAATGATGTGTATCCATAACCAACATGAACCTTAGATGCACTTCTATCTAATGTAATTGTACCATTGCTGACTGTTTTATCAGCGTGTGCAGCACCATCTGCTAAAATGGTTACTGTTTCACCCTCAAGATGATTTAGGCTTGTAATGGTCGTTGTAGCCGATCCATCATATGTTAGTCCACTATCCACAAAGAAAGCATCTTCTACATCATCATTGAAATATAATGACTTTAGATAAACAATGTGCCTTACAGTTGATCCATCTATGGTTCTCTTGACACTTAGGTATACTTGGTCTTCTGCACCACTAGGTATAGCTGTGATACTCTCTACCACACCACTACCACCTAAACTATGCTCATGCCAACCCACCGTAGCGTTTGCTCTATCATATGTTAGACCTATAAGCCTTCCATCAGCATGAACAAACCATAGCAATAACTCAGGCTCTTGCTGCCATACCATGTCAGTCAAGCCACCTCTAGCTAGATGATCTGCCAATACAGTCAAATCAACACCTAACAATCCATCTGTGTCTAAATCAAAGGTTATTTCTTTTACTTTTTCAGCACCCTTCTGTATAAGTATCGTACTGTTTCCGGCTCTTAGTGGTCTTACATTACCAGTACCGAATGTAGTTTCTCGTAATACGTTTACGTTTGTAGGTGTTACTGGCTCTGATCCTGCACCACCTGATAATGTAAACTCAGCACTTGTAGTCAATAACTGAAGGAATCTAGCTGGTAATAGATGCTTTATCACGTTAACTTGGTCTGATGCTATCGTTACATTTATCGCATCATCATCATTAGTACCAGGTGTATGGTTCTCAAAGTCAGCAGATACACTCCCAAATATTGTTTGTGGCTGACCTTCAGTACCTGCAAAATACAACCTTTCCTCATAAAACGCTATAGCTCTAGGAAATCCTTCGTCACCACCAAATGCTCCTAATGACCATAACTTAGTGGCATTGCCTGAACCAACAACATGATCTGGCAAAACACCTGTGGCATTTTTAACTGTAGCTGTTACTTCAGTTGCACTTGTAAATCCAGTAATTTCTAAGTATCCTGTGCCATCGTGCTTATATTCCCAATCTAACGAACCATATGTTTCAGTGCCTTCTAAATGTACTGGTGGTGTGTTTCCTGATGTTTGCGTGCTACCTGTTACCTGCTCATACACATGACCATTATAACGAACTGTATCACCATCTCCATAACTTGTTGATGCTGCCCATTCGTCATGGTGTATCTCTAATATCTCACGAAACCTAACCAATCTTCCCACATCAGAACTTGCAAATAAACTAGCAGAAGCTGTAAGTGTTACAGAGCCTGTGTCTGCCGAAGCATATAATGTTGTGCTTGTTATATTCTCATCTAACCAAGGACCATCAACAAAGTCTATATCTGCTAAAGTAAAACTAGTTGCAGTTGTTCTAGTTAGTTTTGCAGGTTCATGGTCTTTATGTGCTAAATATAATACATCTGCTGACTGTGCATAGTTAATCTCAAATATATCAGTTACGCTGTAAGTCGTTGTAACTTCTACTATTTTTCCTACTGTGCCACCACTTGTATATGCAGTAAATGCAGAACTATCTATTCCTGACAACTCAAATGTATTAGTTGTTTTGTTTGCTACAGTAAACTCTTTGTTGTTTACCTCTGTCATTCCAGCAACACTAGCAATAAATACTCTATCACCATTGCTTAGACCATGTGATGCAGACGTTACAACTGCTGGATTTGCTTGTGTTATACCTGTAATAGCTGTGGTTGCTTCTGTTAGCAATCCACCATCTTTAAAAAATCTTACATAGTTTGCACCAAACTCTAATACATATGCTTGCTCATCAGAGTATTCAAAGTGTATTAATCTTACTTTGCCACCATCTTTACTGCTACCTGCATAGTATGTGCCTGGTCTTCTTGTTGTACCTCCTTGGGGAAACACAACCATATTGCTTAAATCTTTTACGGCTTCATTATATTTCTGTAAATCAATACGACCTTCTAATCGTGGCGATATCTCACCTGCTCTGAAGTTGGTGATGATAGACGATACTCTAGCCATATTAGAACCTTGCGTTTGTGTAAGTATCTGCCTGTAGTTGTTCTGGATAACCCTCTAGAGCATCCATGCTTCTAGCTTCACTTAATCTTGCTTGATATAAAGAATACATTGACTGTGCCAAAGCGTTACTGCCTGTGATGGCATAAGCTGTCTCTGATGCAAGTCTATGTGCAATCGTGCTACTTAACAAAGGATCGTATTGTTCTGTGTCTGTTACCCTAGCTAAATATATTATAGAACAAGTACCTTCGTTAGAAAGTATCTTTCTGCCTTCTATCTTATACATTACGTTGCTGTCATAAGCTGCAACATCATTGTTTACGTTTGAGTTCCAAAAAGAAATAACCCTCAAGCAATAAGGGTCTGTTGGTAATGTATATTGATAGGTAAATCCAAATGCAGGTGCATCACTATCTCTTGCCAATGATGCCCTTGATATAGCTACGTTCCAAGTATGTGACCTTAGAACGGCATCTCTTACTGTGTCAAATCTTCTATTACAAAGTCGTGCTTCTTTAGAGTTTTCTGTCAATGCAGTTATTGTAGCTGCACCAAGTAAATCCATAGCTTCGTTACAAATATCTACGACTGACGGCATATCAAACTCCTAAGAGTAAGGAGCAGATTAACTGCTCCTCACAATGGTTTTAGTTAACAACATACTCTATGATGAATGACATATCACCTGCAGTACCACCAGTTGCTGAGAATGTTACAGCTACATAGTAGTATCCACCAGGGTCTGATGATTGTCCACCATCTTCCCAAACCTGCTGACCGATAGTGTTAATATCTGCAGCTTCGGTTCTTACATCAGTCATAGCAGCTTCGTCTGCGACTAAAGTTGCATAAGCATCTTCGTCTACGACTGTGCCATCTGTTGTATATAGACCTACGTTGAATGTACATGAACCACCTAAAGTATCTGATCCTATCTTGAGAGATGTGATAGATGCGTTAGTTGGGATTGGTGCAAGCATAACAATATCATTGTCTGTGCTATCTCCACCAACCAATGCGACTGTACCTTGAGCTACACGCACAACGCCATGTAACTCGTGGGCATTACTTGCTACTTGAGGACTTGCTTCAAAGTTAGCTACAAGTGTTGAATTTTTTGTAGTCATTATTCACTCTCCTCTTAAGCTGATTCGTCACAATCGATTTGTACTACTTTGTCTTCTTCCATTCTAGTAGCACCAATGCTCATGCAGTAGTAAACTTGAGTCGCATAACCTTTGTCTGCTCTCTCATCTATTCTTGCAGAAACATCTTTTCCAACACCTAAGGCAATCCCATCTTCTGCCCAAGCAAAACATGATCTGATATTAGATGCAATCGATAGTCTGTTTGTTACGATAAACTTGAAGCCTAGGAATGTATCCACATCACCTTGTACAAGTGCCTTCACTGTGTTGAAGTCAGAACTTGTTACTGATGTTGTGTTTAATAGAGCTTCAATCTGATTAGGACCAACAGCAATATATCTTGGTATTGATGGGTCAACGTCAGCTAAATCTAAAATCTTTTTAGCTTCGATTAACTTGGCAATAGACATATCGGCACTTCCATTTGCAATTTGATTTACAGCTTTGAAAGATGTTGATGTTGAGCCTGTTTCACCTGTAAAAGATGTGCCAAGTGCAGCAGAGATGATAACGTCATCCATTGCTCTTCCCATTGCAGCGGCAGCTGCTTGTGCATAAGAAGATGTAGGATCGATTAACATTCTAACCTTATCTTGGTCATCAATTAAATCGGCATACTCATAGTCAGCTAGACTCACTCTACGTCTTGCGTGAGGTGTGTCCATCTGTGGTGTGTCGGCATGGCGAGTTGTACGCAACTGAGCAGTAGCAACGCCTACCTGGTCGAAAAAAGCATTTTTACCAGTAATATTCTCCACACGAACTGCATCTCTTAGACGGCTTCCCATCTGTTGAGATAGCATCTGCACGTTAGCAGAATACTGTTGGACAAATGCTGTAGTTACTTGTGATGACATTTAAGTCTCCTTCGTAAAAGTTACATTTGATTTTATTTGCAGCGTGCTACCCTTTACGGACACTCCTAGTTTTTTGAGCCAACTTTAGGCTATCGTCTTTCCGATTGTCTTGAGGACTTGTTGCCAAGCTACCCTGCATAACCCATTCGTAATATATATCAGCAAGTTTCTCAGGATGCAACACATCTCTTTGTGTTCCATGCTCAACCGCAAGCCGTAAACATTCCAAACGGATATCTTGTTCTGGTGTTATACCATTAGCCATGTATATACCCCATCAATTCTTGCATACGTTCAACAGCACGTTGTCTTCCTATAGGATCCTTTCTATTCCAATAGGCGTGTGACTTGTCGTTCATAATAGCATCTACTTCTTGTTGTGCCATTTGTGGTGTGTAAGCCTTGTTTGTAGCGTTCTCAGACACAGTATCTTCACTTGTTACAGTATACTTAAACTCACCCATAGCAGCAAATGCCTTGATAAAAGCTGGATGGTTACCAATTAATGTACCATCTTCTAGCTTCATTTGCAGTAGATCTGTGCCACCAAACTGCTCAACAACTTCTTTTGCTGCCGTAACTTTTTGCTCAAAAGCCTGACCCCATTCTTTTTGAAGCTCTGCAGCTGTTTGTTCTGCCTGTTGCTCTACTTGTTGCTGTGCAGCTTCTGCACTTTGAGCAACTGAA